TCAGAGGCGAGCACTACTTGCGTCACGTTCATGGCGTGTTCGCGGGCCGATGTATTTAGAACCTGACGAACGCGGCTGATCCGATTTGGCCAAGACCTTACGTAAAAAATGCGCTTCATCTAAGCGACGACGCTTTGCATCACGCAGTAAGTCGACCTGCCGGCGTCCATAGATTTCGGTCTCTGGATCAGAACACTCGATCATCTCGTCCAGGTGAACGATCTCTTCGATTATCCTAACTAGTTGGGTTTCGACGTCATTGTTCATAACTGCCAACCTTTCCAGTATCTAGCATTTCAACGTTATTCACGTGGTTCAACCCTGGTAGAATTACGTAGGTGCCGTCACGCCTTCCCGCTTCTTAAACCGCACCACCTCGATCCCCAGCCAGCCATTGATCGCGAGGAACCGTTGCTGCAGCGGCTGGATCTCGTTGCGATAGAAGACGGCGTCGGCCTTCTCGACATCACCAAACCCGCCTGCGTTCGCCGGTACCACGCCCAGCAGCTGCGGCGGGACGCGGTGCGCGGCCAGCACGTCGTCGCGGGTAATGTTCTTGATGCCGACAAACTCGTCCTTGGCCGCCGCTTCGCCTGGGTGCAGCAGCTGGATGCTGTCCTTCTTGCCGTTCGGCAGATGCACGAACATTGAGCGGAAATTGCCAACGCCCTTGGTGTCCTTCATCGCCTTGCGCAGCGCGTCCGCATCCTTCTCGGTCAAGCCGCCCTCGCCAACGTACATGATGAAGCCGGCATGCGCGCCGTTGATGTAGTAGCGGCGACGAAACAGGGTCGCACCTTCGTTCAGGAATGCCGACTGCAGCGCGCTCAGATATTCCGGCACCCCATAGATCTCCTGGTCCAGCCAAGGCTGCATGCCGTGGAAGACCGTACCGGGCTTGAACCAGTGTTCCTTGTTCCAGCCGCTCAGGAAAACGAACTGGCCGTCCTCGACGCCGCGTCGGGTATAGCGCGCCAAGCTGCGCTTCAGCTTCATCGGTCGGCCCAGCATGTTGTCGACGCGCTCGACATAGAAGTTCGCCAGGACAAGATGATCGAGGGCGATGCCCTCGAACGTTGCGCGATCCAGCATCGGATGCGGGATGAAGTCGCGCAGCAGCTGGTTCACCTTCACGCGGAATGCGCTGGAGTGGTGCGACGCGGCATTGCCCGCCTTCGACAAGGCGTCGAGCGGCAGCGGCGGCTGGTAATAGACGCCGCCGGCTCCCCTCACCTCCCAGCAATCCAGACCTTCCATCAGATCGCGACGGTTCAGCACCGGTTCCGCATCGCCCAGCGCAAAGGCCGTTGCCGATGCCGGGGCATTGGTTGCAGCTTCAGGTCGGTCTGCTCTGGCCTTAGTCATCGCCGTAAATCTCCACAGTGGATTCATGTCCGCCCTCGGCTCCGATGGCGGCTGAAATTGGTTCATTGATCAGGGATTGAAGCAGCGCCCAGGCCAGATCGGCGTGTCCTGCTTCGCGGGTTCTGCCGGCTTCGTAAGTGACTTTACGGCCCGACGCGGTCGTGGTGCGCCGGATCCCCATCAGCGCATTGGCCAGATCCCGGAACTCGGCATCGAACTCGAGCCGGCCCTTGGTGATCACGTCCAGCGCCTTGTAAACCATCTGGGTCTTCAGGAAGGCGTCATAGACGTGGCCGACCGCGGTCGGGAAGAAGGTGTTGACCAGCTGATAGACGGCGTCACCGATGCCGGTCTTGTCGATATCGATCTTGGTGACGTTGTAACGCTGGGTGTAGTCGCGGATGACCTCGGCCTGTTCGTCGAACCGGCTGCCCGCGAACTGGCGGCGCTCGATCACCCGGAACTTGCCGCCCGGTACCTTCGGCGGTGCCAAAACGATCAGCGCGGCCTTGTCGGCGTTCTCGCCGTCACCGTTCGGGTCGTATGACAGCCAGACCTCACCGGCATAGGGCCGGCCAGCGCGCAGGATGATGCGCGCCTGGTCCACGTCAGGCCAAACGTCTCGCGGATCCACCATGCACGGCCCGATGACCGCCATCGGGAAGACCGACATCGTGTCATCGACAAAGCCGCACATCAGCAGATTGTCGAACTCCGGCGCGGAATACTCGTCGCGCAGTTCGTCGAGGTCGAACAGGTCGCAGCCCAGCCGCGCCGCGTCCTCGATCGTGACCTTGTGACGCCAGATCTTGTCCGCCCCGACAATGCCATCCTCGTGCAGCGCTGCCGACCTCACGTCGAAAAGCTGGCGCTTGTCCTTTGATCTCTTCTTGTTCCAGTCCTCGCCGGTCCAGAACCTATAGGCTTCGTGGGTGATGGCGCTCGGCGTGGAGAAGTAGGTCTTCCGGTACCGCTTCTGCATCGCCATGCCCGACGCGACCTTCTTCAGCGTCTCGAAGCCGTAAACCCAGAAGAATTCATCGAAATAGAAGTCGCCATGATAGCCCTGCGCCGTGCGCGCATTAGTACCAAGGAAGACCAGCTCCGGTTGTTCGAGCAGCTGGCCGTTCTCGTCACAGCCGCGATCGATGACGATAGGATCGCCCGTCAGTTCGACACCGATCTCCTTCATCACGAAGGCCCGGATATAGCCCTTGAACACATGCGCCTGGTTCTTCGATGCCGACAGGAATATCTGGTTCTTACCTGTTTCGAGCGCGACGATCAGCGCCTCGAGCGCGAAGTAATAGGTCGCGCCGATCTGACGCGACTTCAGGATCATGCGGTTGCGCAGATCACGCTTCGTCCACCAGATCTCCTGATAGCCGAACATCAGCTTTTCGAGCGCGGCCTTCAGCTGCGCCGTCTGCTCCGGCGTGATCCGGTTCTTTTCGGGCTTCTTCTTCGGCCCCGCGTTGCGATTGCCGACCTTGGGGTTCAGGTCGCCTTCATGGCCGCCCGGTTGCTGGTACCGGTGGATGCGGGCGAAGCGCTCGGCCTGCCGTGACAGCAGATCGATCTCTTTGAAGTCGAGGCCGGTCTTCGCCGCCTTCATCGTCAGCGCGACATAACGCGCCTCGGTCACGCCCTCCATGCGCTCGAGCGGGCTGGCCTCGTCCCACTTGTCGCGGCTCTTCCAGCTGGCGATCGTGCCTTCGGGCAGGTCGAGCAGCTTGGCGATATCGGTCAGCCGCCACATGGACCAATACAGGAATTTGGCGGCGCGCCTTTCATCCAACAGCGCCGTTACCGGAAAGCCAAAGCCACCGCACGACGCCAGCAGCGCGCCCAGATCATCTGGCCCACCTGGCTCCGGTCCATCCTGTTTAATCGGCTTCATTCGCATGGTGCGGACGCTAACCGCGCCGGCGGCGGGGCTTGACCGGTCCATGTTGTAAGAACCGCCCCGCACAACAGTCCCGCCTTGAGAAAGAAGGCCGGTCGCGGGTGTCTTGGTGGCCTCAGAGGCCCGCTTATGACGGGCACACACCATCAGGACCGATCAGGAATCGTCATGGCCGATAAGACCGCCCGCTTCTTCCGTGTTGCCGTCGAAGGCGCCACCGCTTCGGATGGCCGCACTATCGAGCGCGTCTGGCTCGAACAGATGGCCGCGTCGTACAACGCCAACACCTATGCTGCCCGCGTGAACATGGAGCACATCCGCGGGTTCACCGGCGACGGCCCGTTCAAGGCGTATGGCGACGTCCGCGCACTGAAGACCGAAGAAGTCGAGATCGAGATCGACGGCAAGACCGAAAAGCGTCTCGCCCTGTTCGCGCAGATTGACCCGACCGACGAACTGGTCACGTTCAACAAGGCTCGCCAGAAGATCTTTACCTCCATCGAGGTCGAGCCGAACTTTTCCAATACCGGCAAGGCCTATCTGATGGGTCTGGCCGTAACCGACAGCCCCGCCAGCCTCGGCACGGAAGCGTTGCAGTTCAGTGTCAACAGCAAAGAGCCGTTCGCTGCCACGCTGAAGCAGGAACTGGATGGCCGCAAAACGCACAAGACCAGCGTCTTCAGCGCGGCCTATGAAACCAAACTGAATTTCGAAGGCGATGGTGACGACGCCAAAGCTGGTGGTGCCCTGACCCTTGACGCCATTGTCTCGGCTTTCGGTCGACTGGTCGGCAAGTCGGAGCCAACCGCCCCTGTCCAGGCTTCAGCCGCCGCCGCTCCGACGGTCGCCGCAACAGCACAACCCGATCAAGCTGCCTTGGCTCACGCCTTCAGCCAGTTCGGCACCGACCTGAAGTCGCTGCTGGCCGAAACCACCCAGGCCACGAACGCGCGCTTCGCCAAGCTGGAGACCGAACTCGGCTCACTGACCAAGGCGCTCGAAGAGACCCCGAACCGCTCCTACACGCGTCGCCCGTCGCACACCGGCGGCAACGGCGTCGAACTGACCGACTGCTGATCCCGCCCCTTCCCGCCACGCTCCACACGCCCAACCGCACCGGACCCGATCATGAAGACGAAAACCCGCCTGCTGTATTCCAGCTATCTGTCGCGTCAGGCAGAACTGAACAACGTCGCCGAAACCACTGTCGCCACTGGTGGCAAGTTCAGCATCGACCCGTCGGTTCAGCAGACCCTTGTTGGAAAGCTGGGCGAAAGCTCGGCCTTCCTCGGTCAGATCAACGTCATCGTCGTTGACGAACAGTCGGGCGAGGCCCTTGGCCTTGGTGTCGCCGGCACCATCGCCGGGCGCACCAACACCGAATCCACCGACCGCGAAACGCGCGACCCGACCTCGCTGGAGGCCAACAGCTACTTCTGCAAGCAGACCAACTTCGACACCCATGTCAGGTACGCGAAGCTGGACATGTGGGCGAAGTTCGCCAACTTCCAGGCGCTGATGCGCGACCAGATCCTGCAACAGCAGGCCCGCGACATTATCATGATCGGCTTCAACGGCGTTCAGGCTGCTGCCACCACGAACCGCACCACCTATCCGATGCTGCAGGACGTCAACATCGGCTGGCTGCAGAAGATCCGCGCCAACAAGCCGACTGCCGTCTTCAAGACGGGCACGGTCGAAGCCAACCACATCCACGTTCGCGCCACCCAAGGCGATTACAAGAACCTGGACGCGCTGGTCTATGACGCGCTGCAGAACTTCATGCCGGAATGGGCGCGCGACGACACCGAACTGGTGGCCATCGTCGGCGGCGGTCTGCTGCACGACAAATATTTCCCGATGGTCGACGGCGAGGACAAGCCGACCGAGAAGATCGCAACCGACATCCTGATGTCGAAGAAGACTCTCGGCGGCCTTCAGGTTGCCAAGGTGCCGTTCTTCCCGGCCGGCACCATCCTGATCACCCGACTGGATAACCTGTCGGTCTATGAGCAGGAAAACACTCGTCGCCGCACCATCATCGACAATCCGAAGCGTGACCGCATCGAGAGCTTCGAGTCGGTCAACCACGCCTATGTCGTGGAAAACTACGACTACGCCGTTCTGATCGAGAACATCGTTGTAGACGAGCCGGTCCCGCCTCAAGGCGGCTGATCAGCCCACCCGCAACCCCTGATTAGAACCCCGTAAGGACGAACCCGAATGACTCCCGCCGCCCAAGCCGCCGCCGACCTCCGCGCCGAAGCCGACCACAAAGCCAGAGCCGAAGTCGCAGCGGCGGCCAAGGCGGAAAAGGCCGTTCGCAACGTCAAGCCCAAGCGCCACTTCGCGGACACGCCCGTTCCCGAAGTGCGCTCGGGTCGCACCTCCCCTGCCGCCCAGGCGCGGTCCTATCTGGCTGCCAGCCTCAGCACCGGCATCGCGGCCATCGCCCGCGCCCAAAGCGATATCGCCCTGTCATCGGACGAGGCGAAGATCGTTCTGCAGCTGGAAGATGACCGCAAACGCCTGAAGGAATTCAAGGCCACCGATCGCAAGATCGAAGCCAAGGCCGCCATGCTGCCCTTCTATGAGGGCTGGATTGCCGGCTTCATGGCGAACGCCAAACATGAAGCCGGTCCCATGGATCAGGTATTCACCCAGCTGCTCGCCTGGACCATCGACGTCGGTGCCTATGAAGCGGCCCTGCCGATGATCGAACACGCGCTGGATCTCGGCCTCGACATGCCCGGTCACTTCAATCGTGACGTCGTCACCTTCGCGATCGATGAAATCTCCGACGCTGCCCTCTTCGCCTTCGATCTCGGCGGCGAGCGGGCGGCGACCTTCGAAGCCGGCATCCTGCCCAAGCTGCAGGATCTGGTCGAAGTCTATGAGGTCGATCTTCACGACGAAGTCGAAGCCAAGCTGTTCAAGGCCATCGGTCGCGCCATTCTGGCCGGCGCAGATGAGGCCGATCCGGTCGCGCTGCGCGCCCGTCAACAATCTGCACTCGCCGCCTATCAGTCTGCGATCGCCAAGCACGATCGCGTCGGTGTCAAAAAGGACATCGAGCGTCTCGAGCGCGAACTGAAGAAATCCGATCCGGCTGTAGCCCCGCCTGCCGCCTAACCTATCGCCCCCCGGCGCTCGGGGCGGGGCTGGTCCGACAACAGCGATTTATCCGTCTGCAGCGTCCGACCAGCCCCCCACCCCGTTACCGGATCCGGCGACACCTGGAATCCCTCGCCTACCATGTCCGGTCCTTTCTCTGCCCCTTCCAGCATCCCCGCACCCGATACCGCCCCGTCGCCGGGGTCGATCGACTGCGGCCCGTTCTGGCCGGCAACAGATCTCGTCCGCCTGCGTAAGGCCATCCGCATCGATCAAGCGGTCACAGACGAGCGGCTGCGCGATGTGGCCAAAAACGCAATCCTCGATGTCATGGATGAACTGAACGGCTGGAAGGCCGAACAGCTTGCCGCCGGTTACGCCACACTCACCGACGTACCCAGCCGCTATGACATCGATGGCGAGAGCGACTACGTCGTCCGCTGGGGCAGAGCCATCGCTTCGGTCATCGCCGCGGATCTTTCCGATCGTCAGCTGGGACAGTCCGCCCGTCAGGCTGGAATCGAGCGCGCCGAAGAGCTTTCGACCGACGCCGACATCCATCGCCGCAACGTGACGATCGCCGTTCGCGACTTCCTCGGACGCAGCCGCATCATCGCTGAGGTCATCTGATGGCCGCCTCCAATATGATGAAGGTGTCCGCGATCGATGGCGAAACCCTCGACCAGCTGGTGTGGCGCACGACGAGCCGCGCCTCGCCGGTTGTCGAACAAGTGCTCGCCGCGAACCCCAACCTCGCTGATGCCGGCACTTTTCTCAAGCGCGGCCAGATCGTGCTGATACCCGCCTCGGCCAACCGGTCGGCCCCCGTCCCTATGGTTCAACTCTGGAGCTGATGAGCGTGAACAAAAACCCCGTCACCTTCAGCATCAATCTCGTCCAGCTTCTGTTCGCCGTCGGCATTCAGGTTGTGATTGTCGCTGCCGCCATGGGCGCGCTGTTCAACCGCGTCGAGGCTATGGAAGTCACGGTCGAGCCAATCACGCGGGGCGAGTTTGCCCGCCTGGACGAGCGCGTCACCCATATGCAATCCGACATCGCCTGGATCCGAGCCCACATCGAAAAGGACCGCGGTCGATGAGCGCCCCTCAACCTGAAGCCCAATGGCTCTGGCGCAGACTGTTCACCTGGATCGTCACGGCTTTCATCCTGCTGCAACTGCATCTGCTGATTGATCGCATGCCGCTCGAGGATCTGCGCACGATCGCCGAGCGCCTCATCCTGCTCCTGGCCTCCCTGATCGCCCTTTACCTCATTGGCCCAAGTGCGGAACACATCATCGCACTGGTCCGCGCCTGGAAAGACAAGCCATGACCAAGATCAAGAACGTCAAGCACCTGGTCGTTCACTGCGCCGCCACCCCGCCTTCGCGCGATATCGGCGTTGCCGAGATCCGCGCCATGCACAAACAGCGCGGCTTCAATGACGTCGGCTATCACTACGTCATCCGCCGTGATGGTCGCATCGAAAAGGGTCGCGCCGACACGGTGATCGGCGCTCACGTGAGTGGCTTCAACGCCACGTCGCTCGGGATCTGCATGGTCGGCGGCATCAATGCCAAAGGCTGGTCGGAGCAGAACTTCACGCCGGCACAGTTCGAAGCCCTGCGCGGCCTGCTGACCAAGCTGAAGGCCGCACACCCCGACGCCGAGATCCTCGGCCATCGCGACCTGTCTCCCGATACGAACCGCGACGGCAAGGTTTCGCGCAATGAATGGCTGAAGGATTGCCCGTGTTTCGACGTCCGCGACTGGCTGGCCGGCAACCCGCCTCAGTTCCAGGTCCGCTAAGATTATGCCTCTGGAACTGCCTTCTCCTGCTGGATTGTCCCTTCGGACTATTGGGCTGGTTCTGGCTGCCGTTGCCACCCTCGCCGTGGCCGTGATGGGTCTGGGCGCTCTGGGCTTCAGCTTCGATCCGTTCGATCTGCAAGGCCGTAAACTCGACCGCGCCCTGGCGGGTCAGGCGACGGCGAAGGCCGAAGGCGCAGCAGCCGCGATCGAGGCCGCAGGATCCCGCGACACGACCACAAGGGTCGAGGTCGCATTGAACCAACGTTCAGCCGCGCAAGAGCGGCTCACCGAACTTTCAGCCGCAACCAGGAGCGCGCCGGATGCGAACGAACCTATCGACCCTGATCGCATTGATCGCCTGCGCGACTTTGACCAGCAGCTGTGCGCTATTCGCCCCGCCATCTGCGCCGGCGCGTCCGATCCTACCGCCGCAACGCGAGATGCCGGCAACGGCCCTGCAGCCCTGCCAATTGGTCGGACGCCTGCCGGCTAACCCGACACAAGCCGATCTCGAAATGGGTTACGCCCTGCGCGGTGCCGAGATCCTGTCGTGCGATGCCCGTCGCGAACTGGCCGTCGACATTCACGCCCGCCAGAACGCAGACCAGCTGCAATGGCAAGACCAGCTGACGCCGCAAAGCTGGTGGCAAAAACTTACGGGACGACGCTGATGCGCAAGCTCGAAAGCCTACGCAAACACATGATGGCGGCGCTCGCACACCGTGGCCTGAAGGACAATCCTGCAGACCTTCACTTCGCGATCCCGTCAGGCAGCACAATCGCCCAGAACCGGGGCGGCTCTGATCGCGGATTCGAATATAGATACACCCTGTCGATGGGCATCTTCGATTGCGCCTGGTCGTTCGATGAAATCATTCTGCCGCTTATGATCTGGGTCGAACGTTGGCAGCCAGAACTGCTCTCGCTTGCCGCCGGCGCTGGCGGCATCGCCTGGGAAGTCGATCAGCTGGATGACGGCAAATCCGATATTCTGGTCAAGATCCCGATCACCGAAACGGTTTTTTTGAAGATCCGACCGGATGGCGGCCACGACCTTACTCGCCCAGAGGAACCCGTCCCGTTCGCGCTCGAACCCGCGACTCCGCTGCACCGCGTCTATATGGACGGCGAACTCATCGTGGCCTGCGCACACGAGGTGGAATGACCATGCCCTCATGTAGCGAAGCGATAGGGCAAGATTAATGACCGACCGCGCTGACGAACTGGCCGTCTATCGAAAGGCGGTCTCTGATTACATCGACAAGCTCGAAGCACGCGAGCGATCGCAGCTGCTGCGCAAACTCGCTTCCAACATTCGGCGGTCGCAGCAGCAGCGGATCCGCGCTCAAGTTGCGCCCGATGGTTCGCCTTGGCCCAAGCGTAAACCTCGCAAGACCCAAAAGGCCGCCAGCCGCCCGATCCGATTCCTCTACCGAAAGGGCAGCGGGAAAGAGCGCGTCGCCGATATGCGCAGCTGGGTCCGGCAAGGCGACCGCCTGACGGGCTTCGACCGCGAAGCCGATGGTCTGCGCACCTTCTTAAACAGCCGCATCGCCCGCCACCTCCCCTCAGAAGGGGGCGCGGATCCCGGCCCGATCGAGGGCAGCTTGAGAAACGCCAAGGGTGCCGTCCGACGTCGCTCTGCAGCGATGTTCTCCAAGCTGCGCACCCAGATGAAGGCCGGTACCAACGGCGATGAAGCCTATGTCGAGTTCCGTGGCCGTGCTGCCCGCCTCGCTCGCGTCCACCATTTCGGCCTGAAGGATCGGGTCGTTCCCGGCGGTCCAGAGGCGGACTATCCCCAGCGAGAACTGCTCGGCTTCACGCAAGCCGACGACGAGGCCATCCTCGCTATGCTGCTCGATCACATGGAAGGCCGGCTTTAGGCCACTGGCCGCCGATGTTTTCATTGTTTGAAGGAACTTTACATTCTTTCATACAGCGTAGATAGGAAAATACAGCCGCGCTTTCAGCGCTTGGGGAGAAGGCGATGAAGCACGATTTCTTCCGACGCGTGGCGTGGCGCGGTTATGTGTTGGCGCTTGTCTGTTGGGGTGTCGCTTTCGCCGTGCGTTTTGGGCTTGCGGACTCGTTCCCGCCAGGCTTCCCCTATCTGACCTTCTTCCCGGCAGTTGTTCTGGTCACCTACTTCGCCGGTCTGCGTCCGGCTATTTTGACTGCCACATTGTCAGGCTTGACCGCGTGGTGGTTCTGGATCGGGCCTCAAGGATTTGACCTCAGCGGTGACACTTTGGTTGCCGTGACGTTTTACATCTTTGTCGTCGCAATCGACATCTTCTTCATCGTTGGTATGGACGGCGCGTCGCGTCGGCTCGCTCGCGAGGTCGCTCGCAATGCCGCGCTTGCAGAGAGCCGTGACATCCTATTACGGGAGGTCCAGCACCGGGTGTCTAACAATATCCAAGTCGTGAGTGCACTGCTGAGTTTAGAAGCGCGCGCAACGGACGATCTCAGCGCCCGGAAAGTTCTGCTGGACGCCTGCGCCCGCACAGCCCTTGTCGCGCGCATCCAAAGAAGCCTAGCTGAAGCCGAGCGGCAGGCTACCGCCTTTGAAGATCTGGCACGCCTAATAGTGGACGACGCTATCGCGGCGGCAGCCCGCGAGGACGTAAAAGTTTCCATCATAAGCGGCGACGTGGCGTTGTCGGCCGAAGAGGCGACGCCTGTGGTGCTCATCATGCTGGAGTGTGTGAACAATGCTCTGGAACATGCCTTTCCGGACCGTGCGGGGACACTCACCATTGAGCTATGCGATGACGGATCGGTCCGAACCCTGGTCATCACCGACGACGGCGTGGGGGTTCGTGAAGCTGTGGATTCTGTGCACCAAAGCCTTGGATTGAAAATCATCAGCGCCCTCGCGAAGCAGTTGGGGGGACAGTGGTCGCTCCAGTCTACCAATCCCGGCACCTGTGCCCGGCTTTGCTGGCCTAGCGAGGGCTTGGCACACGAGGCCTAGTTCGCCTTGCACATTCTACCGAAGAAGCGACCGATCCGCCGCAGCATTGCCCACAATCCCTGGAGACATAAGATATAGAATGCGAGGCTTGCTATGAACGGTGCCAAACGGAAGTCGTCTTCGGGGAAGCCAATTTTGCCTTCGACCGATATGCCCGGACGATCGAATGCGAAGGGAGCTGGCCAGCCACCGTTCAAAACAGGTTTTGGGCAGTAAATATCAACGCCATCTGAGGTCTTGCCCAGATCGCAATAGATCGCCTGATCTGGCCCGTGACGTTGAATAGCGCATGAGCTGACTGACAAGATGCTCCCCAACACCGCGATGATGACAAATCTCAATTTCAACTCAACGACGCTCCCGTTAGGCGAATAAGATTATATAAAATAATCGATCCTCACCTGCGCGCCACGGCTACTCGCCCTTCGCGAGAAATTTCCGTGACCACCTTCGGCAGGCATAACCTGAAGACGGTTATACTCCAGTGGTGTTCGGGGGACGTTGAACCGCAATGATGATGCATGCCGCCCAGCCGTCCATGTTGTGCGGGGCGGTTCTTACAACAAGCCCCCGTCAGCCCCGCCCGCGCTCGCGGTTAGCGTCTGGGCATGACCCAATATTCCGGCCCGTCAGGCGGCACGACCGCCGTTGATCTGTCTCGACTGCCCTTCCCTGCGGTGATCGAAACGCTCAGCTTCGAGCAGATCGCCGAAAGAATGAAGGCGGATCTGATCGCGCTGATCCCCGAGACCGCAGCCGTCCTGCAGGATGAAAGCGAAGTCTTGGTCAAGTTGATCCAGATCTGGGCTTACCGCGAACTCAACCTTCGCCAGCGCGTCAATGACGCCGCGAAGGCTATGAGCCTGCCCTATGCGACCGGCTCTGATCTGGACGTTGTGGCGGCACCCTTCGCCACGCGCATGATCCTGACCCCAGCCGATCCGCTCACCGGTGCGCCGGCAGTCATGGAGAACGACAGTTCGCTACGCGAGCGCGCCATGCTTGGCCCTGAAGGCTTCTCTGTCGCCGGACCCGCTGGTGCCTATGTGAAGCTTGCCCGCCAAGCCTCGCCGGATGTTCTCGACGCCTCCTGCACGTCACCGGAACCCGGCACAGTCCTCGTGTCGGTTCTGTCGCGTGACGACGGCGGTGTCGCTGATCAGGCGCTGATCGATCAGGTCATGGCCGCCGTCTCGGCAGAAGACGTCCGACCGCTGACCGATTATGTCGTCGTGGCCTCTGCAGAGATCATTCCGTTCGAGGTCGAGGCTGTCATCAAGACCTTCAATGGCCCCGACAGCGAGGTCGTGATGACGCTCGCGCGATCGCGGCTGGACGAACACATCGCCCGTTCCTATCGGCTTGGCCGCGATATCACCCGTTCATCGTTGATCGCGGCGCTCTGCCCCGATGGCGTCCAGGACGTGAACCTGATCAAGCCGGCAGCGTCAATTGTCATCGAACCAGAGCAAGCCGCACTCTGCACCGGCATCACGATCACGCACGGCGGTCTGGCCGAATGACCGACCTCAAGTCCGCTGATCAGACTTCGCTGTTGCCGCCAAACGCGACCGCTGTCGAGCGCGCTATCGAAACCCTCAGCCGCCGGCTGGATGACATCCCGTCCCCGTTGCGCGATCTGGTCAATCCCGAAACCTGCCCTGCCCGCTTCCTGCCGTGGCTCGCCTTCACGCTGTCTGTCGATACCTGGAACCCCGCCTGGTCGGAGCGTGTAAAGCGCAACCTGATCGCGGCATCGATGGATCTGCACAAGCGCAAAGGATCCGCCGGATCGGTGCGGGCTGTCGTTCAAGCCTTCGGCGGTCAAATCGCCCTGCGCGAGTGGTGGCAGATGGAACCGCCGGGGCAGCCGCATACCTTCGACATGGTCCTGACCCTGTCAGGGAATGACGGCGAAGCCGCCCGCCAGAGCTTCATCGAAGAAGTCATTGACGAAGTCGCCCGCACGAAGCCGGCGCGCAGCTGGTTCACCGTCACCCAAGGATTCCTCGCCACCGGCGCACTCCGCGCGATCGCTGCCGCCCGTCCCGCAATCTATCGCCGTCTAACTCTGACTGAGGCCAGCTAACCGATGACCGGTTTCACGATCACCATCACCGATGCAGGGCGCGCCGCTCTGATCAATGCCCAGAACAATGGCTCGGCGGCCTTCATCCTGTCCCAGATCGGCGTCGCATCCCAAGCCGTCACGACGCCGCTGGCCGCTCTGACGGCTCTGCCGAACGAAACAAAGCGCCTCGCCACCATGGCCGGCGATGTAGTCGCTGACGATACTCTGCACGTCACCATCCGCGATGAAACGACCGATGCCTATGCGCTACGCGCCTTCGGGATCTACACCGACACCGGCGTCCTGTTCGCAGTTTACAGCCAAGCGGACCCGATCATTGAGAAGTCGGCCGCCGCGATGCTTCTGCTGGCCGTGGATGCGCGTCTGCTTACGCTCGACACCGACCAGATCGAGTTCGGCCCTGTCGGCTTTACCCTGCCGCCGGCAACCGAAACGCTCGCTGGTATCAGCGAGGTCGCCACGGACGCCGAAGCCGACGCTGGCACTGACAACTGGCGCTACATCACCCCGCGCCTGCTGAAGCGCGCTCTATCGGCACTTAGCGGCTTCGCGGCCATCGGCCATAAGCACGATGCAGCCGACGTCGAGACCGGCACCTTCCACGTAAGCCGGATCCCCGAACTGGCAATGAGCAAAATCACCGGCCTGGTGGCAGCGCTCGGTGCGAAAGCCGACGCCGTACACAGCCACGGCGTCGCCGCCATCGCGGGATTGTCCGACGCGCTGGCCGGTAAGGCTGCATCGGTCCACCAACACGCGGCAGATGACATCGTGTCGGGTGTTCTGGCTGTCGCCCGAATACCGTCGCTGGCAATGGACAAGATCACCGGACTGGCCGCTGCGCTTGCTACGAAGGCAACCTTGGGCGTGAACAATGTGTTCCGTGATGTGATCGCCGGCCGCGATGCGCTCACCGGCGTCTACTACTTCGGCACCGATGCGGGCAGATGGCTTGCATATTCCAACAACCGCTTCGAACTGGTGGGTCTTGGAGGACTGACGGTCAACGGATATCCCGTATTCACGACGCAGAATTTCGATCCCAACAGCAAGGCCAATATTTATGCCCCAACCTTTGGGGGTCTAATCACGACGCCAAACGTCGCCATCAGGGCTGATGCTTCGACGTGGCGCAGTCTAAAATTCTTCTCTGGCGATGCCGAACGCCACGGCTTCATGATGGACACCCAGGCAGAAAACGCAGCCAGTGCCGGCGGCAATCTGCTCTACTATCTCGTCCGTAACGACGGCGTGACGGTCAACATGTGGCAAGGTGAGCGCGCCTCGGGTCGAATGCGTTATTTCGCGACCCCTCACGTCAACGGGGCTGACGTATTCCACGGCGGCAACATCATCAACGCGGCGCAGTACCGGGCTAACACCGGCACCGGTGCGATCACGCCGGCGACGGTCTGGTCGGCAGCCGAGATCCAGACCATCACCCAGGACGCAATCCTGACGGTCAACCTGGGCACTGGCCTGAACTTCACGACCGTCATGACCGGCAATCGCACCCTCGGCGCGCCTTCCAATGCCAAGCCGGGGCAATCTGGCGTAATCCAGATCTGGCAGGATGGTACCGGAGGGAGAACCCTGACGTTCGACTCTGCCTGGAAGTTCGCCAACGGGCTTGTCCCGCAACTGTCGACTGCCGCCAATGCCCGCGATGTCCTGGTGTTTACAGTCATCGCATCGGGTGATGTCGTGGCCTCTCTTATGAAGGACGTCCGCCGATGATGCCGGGTATCCTCCCTTCGCTGCTGATGGCCAGCACTTCGACGCTTTCGGTGAAGGTTATCCCCGCAGTCGGCTATTGGCCGACGGAAGCTCCCTATCGCGTGACCACAATCGCCGAGGCGAGTGGTGGTGTTCCCCCTTACACCTACGGTTGGAACGACACCGGACCTTGGCCGGTCGGCGGGACTTACGGGGGGCAGGTTAAGGACTGGGAGCCTGCGGGCGGCGTTCCGCAGGACGCATTCGTCTCCATCCTCGTTATCGACGCAGCCGGCAACCAGGCAACCGCTAGTGGCGAGATCCGATTGTTCATGGATGGCCCTATCCTCGGCTGATCTGGCCGCTTGTTGTGCGGGGCGGTTCTTACAACATCGCCGCCGCGCACACGCCTAACGCCTGATCCATCGTCGGCGGCATGCACGGGAACCAACGCGCCGCTACCCCCTCCAACACCGATCGCGCCATTAGCGATCTGGTGCGCGAAGGCGTGGTTGAGAGCGTGGACCTGAATGCCGGCACGGCCATCGTGCGCATTGGCGATATTCTGACGCCTCCCTGCAGTTGGTCGATGTCGGTCGGCGACACCTCGATCTGGATTCCGCTCGCAGTCGCCCAGCCCGTTCTTGTCTGCTGCCCCGAAGGCGACATCGAGCGCGCCTTCATTTCCGGTTCACTCCCGACGACCGCGATGCCGCCGCTCGCGCTGGGGGAAAAGGTCGGCATCAAGTTCAAAGACGGCGCGCTGATCACTTACGACCCCGCCGCGCAGCTGCTGCAGATCGAACTGCCAGGGCAAGCCACGATCATTGCGCCTTCCGGCGTGTCAATCGAAGCCGACGTAACCCTGCAGGGCGATCTGTCCGTCTCGGGTGACGTGTCGTGTGCAGGCACGGTGACTGGCTCGAGCGACGTGATCGGAGGCGGCAAGTCCCTCAAGGGACACAAACACACAGGCGTCGCGGCTGGCTCTGCCTTATCGGGTGCGCCCCAATGAGCGGCCTTCGCGCATCGAACGCCACGGCCATTGCGCCTGTCGACGACGATTATATCCGCCTTTCGGTCGCCGACATCCTGACGACGCCGGTCGGAACGCGAGTCATGCGCCGCGACTACGGCTCGTACATTCCCGAGCTGATCGATCAGCCGATGAACGACGTGACCCGCCTGCGGATCCTGGGCGCGACCGCCATGGCGCTGTTGCGCTGGCACAAGCGGTCAAGGCTCAAATCCGTGCAGCTGAACGTCGACGGCCACAAAGCGGATCTGAAGCTGCAGCTGGTCCGCACCGATCTTCCCCGCCGCCAAACCCTCTGGGCGAGCGTCCTCCTTCTCAAATGATGTGTTCTTAAGGATCTGAACATGGCTCTCTCGCCTCGCCCGCACGGCGTCAAAATCGTTGAAGTCGCCGCCGGCGCAACCACCCTCGCCATCGCGGCGACCGCCATCTGGGGCATCGTGGCGACGGCTCCTGCAGCCGACACTGACGCATTCCCTCTGGACACGCCGGTACTCGTTACCGACATCGAGGACGCCATCGTGAAGGCGGGCGCAGGCGGTACACTGGCCGTATCGCTTAAGGCTATCGGCGATCAGGCATCGGCAATCGGCGTCGTCATCCGCGTCGCCGAAGGCACCGGCGGCAACGCCGCAGACCAGGAAGCCTCGCAAATCGCCAACCTGATCGGCGGTGGCGCTGCTGGATCCCGCACCGGCATGCAGGCCATGCTTGATGCCGAAAGCGTGCTGGGTGTTCGCCCGCGCATCCTCGCCATTCCGGGCTTCAAGGATCAAACCGTTGGCACTGCTCTCGGGCTGATCGCCGCCAAGCTGAACGCGGTCGGCTATTTCGAGGCGGGTCCGACCCGCACCGTCACCGCAGCTGCGGCGTTCCGCGCCAACTTCGCCCAGCGCGAACTGTTCCTGATCTTCGGCGACTTCAAGGCTCCCGATCCGTTCACCAAGGTCGTAGGCCCGACCTATGCGACTGCCGTCGCAGTCGGCCTGCGCGCCCGCATCGATCAAGAGGTCGGCTTCCACAAGACGATCTCGAACGTGGCGGTGGCTGGCGTCACTGGCATCGACACGATCGTCAGCTGGGATCTGCAGGACGAAAACACCGAAGCCGGCCTGCTGAATGGCGCCGACATCACCTGCCTGATCCGCCGCAACGGCTTCCGTTTCTGGGGCAACCGCGGCTGCTCGGAAGATCCGCGCTTTGCCTTTGAAAGCGCCGTCCGCACCAACCAGGTCCTGCGCGACACCATCGCCGAAGGGCTGTTCACCTATGTTGATCGCCCGCTCACCCAGGCGCTCGCGCGCGACATTGTCGAAAGCATCAATGCGCTGTTCCGCCGCCTCAAGGCATCGGGTCAGATCATCGGCGCTGAAGCCTATCTGACCGACGCCAACACCGCGTCACAGTTGGCCGGCGGAAAGCTGAGCCTCGGCTATCGCTTCACCCCTGTCGCTCCGCTGGAAGATCTCGGCCTCGAGAGCCTGATCACCGACGAATACTACGCCGACTTCAACACCATGGCCGCCTGATCCGCTGACCGAATAGTCAGCGCCAAGACCGCGAAATCTCAGGAAACTTTGAAATGAAACTGCCCCGCAAACTTAAGGACATGGTCGTCCACGGCAACGGCGAGAGCTTCATGGGTGAATGCAAGACGTTCACCCGTCCCCCGCTCGAAATGGAAGGCGAGGACTATCGCGGTGCCGGCATGATCGCACCGGTCAAACTGTTCACCGGTTTGGCTGGGCTCGAGGTCGAGCATGTCTATGGTGGCGAGATCCCCGCTCTGAATGCCACCTTCGCCGAACACGCCCTGGACGCAAGCCAGCTGCGCTTCACCGGTGCCTATCAGCACGGTGCAGATGGCGCTTACGACCATGTCGAGATCACGGTTCGTGGCCGCACCTTTGCCATTGATGCGGGCGGTGACGAGATCGGCGGCGACACCGAGGTCACCTACAAGACCACCTGTGTCTATTACAAACAGGTCCGCAATGGTCGCGTCGAGTTTGAGATCGATGTCCTGAACAAGGTCTTCATCGTGGCCGGCGTCGATCGCATGGCTGAAGAACGATCCATCCTCGGAACCTGATCTGCCTGGGCGGGTCGCGAGATCCGCCCCACTCTTCATCCAGAACATTAAGACCGGACACCCGCCATGAGTGATACTCCCCAGACCCAGACCGCCGTTGTTGAATTCGATACGCCACTAAAGCGCGGCGAGACGGTGATCGATCGCGTGACCCTTCGTAGGCCGCTCGGCGGCGCACTGCGCGGCGTCAAGCTGGTCGATCTCTACAACCTCGACGTCGTCGCTGTATCCAAGGTGCTGCCGCGTATCTCGGAGCCGGTGATCACCGAAGCTGAATATCTCACCATGGAGGCCCCCGACTGCGCCGCGATCGCGGGAGAAATCGTCGCTTTTTTGCTGACGAAGAAGCAGCGGGACGAAGCTGGCCTAGCCTGATTGACGACGCCATGGCCGACATCGCCATGGTGTTTCACTGGTCCCCCGACGTGATGGCCGAAATGAGCGTCGGGGAGATCGTCAGCTGGCGCGAGAAGGCCGTCGATCGCTGGAACAAGATGCATGCTCCCCCGGACAAGGGGCGCGGCAAAACCTGAGACCCTGAAAAATGTCCCGTAGTCTGCGCCTATCGCTGATCATGAACGCCGCTGGCAACGCCACCCGCTTCCTGAAGGAAGTCAAAGGCGGCAGCGATGGCGCGTCGAAGGCACTACGGGCAGCGCGCGAGCGGGTCACTGATCTGCAGCGCGCATCCAAGGATGTCACCGCCTATCGCCAGATGTCCGACCGTCTGGGGCAGACCCGAGAAAGCCTGCAGGCGGCAAGGACTGAAGCGGCTCGACTGGCGCAGGCCCACAAGAACGCCGAGAAGCCGACCCGACAACTGACCCGCGCCTTCGAACAAGCGCGGGACCGCGTTCGCACCCTGAAGGCCGCCGAGGAAGGTCACAGCCGAACACTGCAGGAGATCCGTGGTCGGCTCGACCGCGCCGGCTATTCGACCAAGAACCTGTCGGGTGCCGAAGCGAAGCTCGCTAATGAGACACGCAGAGCGAACAGAGCGCTGGTCGAACAACGCGACAAACTGGCAGCACTCGAGTCCCGACAAAAGCGCATGGCCGATGCCAGGACCCGCTACGACCAAACGCAGTCGGTTGCAGGCAAAGCTGCTGGCGCTGGCGCTACCTCGATCGGTGCTGGTGTAGCAGCAGCGGCACCGCTGATAGTGGCTGGCCGTGCCGCCATGAACTTTCAGGATGCCATGCTGGACGTCAAGAAGGTGGTCGACTTCGATACGCCTGAACAGTTCCAGCAGATGAACCGCGACATCATCGATCTGTCACGGCAGCTTGCCCTGCCGGCGGAGGGCATTGCGCAGATTGTTGCAGCAGCGGGTCAAGCCAAGATCCCGCGTGACGAGCTAAAAGGCTTTGCAACCGATGCGGGCCAGATGGCTGTCGCCTTTGGAACCACAGCCGAAGACGCGGGCCAGAAGCTCGCAACCTGGCGTGTCGCCTTCGGAATGAACCAAGGTGCGGTACGCGGGCTGGCTGACCAGATCAACTATCTCGGCGACAACGGCAACGCGACAGCCTTGGCCATTTCTGACGTCGTCACACGCGTGGGTCCGCTGGGCGGCGTGGCAGGCATGGCAGCGTCTGAAGTTGCTGCCCTGGGTTCCACGATCGTCGGCATGGGTGTGGAGCAAGAGATCGCGGCCACGGGCATCAAGAACACCATGCTCGCGCTGACGAAAGGCGATGCCGCCACCAAGGGCCAGCGAACTGCCTTCAAGGCGCTTGGGCTTGAGGCTGGCAAGGTAGCCAAAGCCATGCAGATGGATGCCGGCGGCACCATCGTTGACGTCCTCGAGCGGGTCAGCAAGCTATCGCCAGACAAACAGGCATCCATCCTGACGCAACTGTTCGGATCTGAGTCCGTCGCAGCCATTGCTCCGATGCTGTCCCAACTGGACGTGCTGAAGACGAACCTTGATGCCGTTGCCGACAGCGGCAAAACCTCCGGCTCGATGGCGACCGAGTTCGCCAATCGTATGTCGGGTGCCAAGGCGGGCATGGACCGCGCCAAGGAAGGCTTGGTCGGCGTCGCCATTACAGCGGGTTCCCAGTTCCTGCCCCTGATCGAGAGCGTGGCAAAGAAGGTTGAAGCCGCATCGGCTCAAATGACCGATTTCGCCAACAAGCATCCCAATGTGATCAAGGTTGCGGGTGTGCTGGTGGGCATTATTGCGGCGGCCCTGCTGGTGTTCGGCGCTCTGGCGATGATAGTTGCCGCCGTTCTCGGGCCATTTGCGCTACTTCAGTTGGCCTTGGCGACATCGGCTCCGCTGTTCGCACCCATCATTGCCGGGCTCGCCGGAATGGTGGGAACCACCTGGGCCTGGACCGCTGCGCTTCTAGCTAACCCGATGACGTGGATCGTCCTCGGGATCGTGGCGGCGATCGCCCTGCTCGCCGGTGCCGTCTATCTTATCTATAAAAATTGGGGGGCCATCAGCACCTGGTTCGGGGGTGTATGGACAAAGGTCAAGGAGATCGGCAGCGCTGCTATCCAGGGCTTGCTGTTCCTGTTTATGAACTTCTCTCCGGTCGGCCTGCTGATCCAAGCCTTCCAGAGGGTCTGGCCTGCCCTTAGGGCGCTCGGCGCAAATTTCAAATCCATCGGTGGAGAACTCATTCAGGGTCTAATCAACGGGCTTCTGGGCGGCCTGCCTGCCGTCCTGTCGTCGGTCACCAACCTCGGCGGCAAGGTTGTCACGGCGCTAAAGAACAAGCTTGGCATCCGCTCACCGTCGCGCGTGTTCGCGGGGCTGGGTGATGACACAGTTGCCGGCCTCGCCCAGGGTCTAGATCGGTCGAGTGACCGCGCTGTCAGCACTGTCGCCAAGATCGGTGCAGGCATGACCGCAGCCCTCGCTGTCGGATCCGGCGGCGCGGCCATGGCATTCGACAGCGGCCCCCAGATTGGACCAAGCGCGACGGCGCAGGCGATGGCGGCCCCTGCCCCCAGCGCCGCATCGATCACCATCAACATCTACACCCAGCCTGGGCAGTCCCCGATCGACATCGCGCAGTCGATCAAGAACGTCCTCGAGGGGAACAACCTGTCCGGCTTCGGCGACGATCCTGAAGGGTTTGACTGACCATGGCCCTTATCACCCTGGGAATGTTCGTGTTCGATCTCCCGACGCTGACGTATAACCAGATGCAGCGCCGCAGCAGCTGGCGTCACCCGACCAGTGATCGCGTCGGCGCTCGCCCCAAAGGACAGTTCGCCGGCCCCGGTGACGACGACATCACCCTGAGCGGTGTCTTCGCCCCGATTGCTTTCGGCGCTGATGACTCGATCGACAAGCTGCGCGAGATGGCAAGCACCGGCGAGGCGTTCCCCTTGGTCGATGGCACCGGCCAGGTGTTCGGGGCTTATGTGATCACAAACATCGATGAGACCAAGCGCTCCATAATCGACAACGGTCGGCCCCGCGTGACCGACTTCACCCTCGCGCTCAAGCGCATGGACGATGATCTGCCTGACGACGGCGAGACCAACGAAGCGCCGGAAGCCGCATCATGACCGGCCATTACCAGCACCGGCAGGCGGCGTGGAAGTTGATCGTCAATGGCAACGATATCGGCGCCGAAGTCTCGCACCGGCTTGTAAGCCTGGATCTCACAGAGAAGCGCGGCACCGATGCCGACGAACTCTCGATCGTGCTGGCCGACCACGACGGCAAGCTGGCCCTGCCCCCAGCTGGCGCAATCATCGAACTGCACCTTGGCTGGCGAGATCTCGTCACCTCGGCTGGCGCCACCCTGATCGACAAGGGCCGGTTCAAGGTGGACCAGCTGACGCACAGCGGAACGCCAGACACCCTGACGATCCGCGCCAGATCGGCAGACCTGACCCGTGCCTTCAGGACGCGCCGCACACAGTCCTGGTCAGCTTCGACTGTCGGCGCGGTCTTGGCCGAGATCGCGGGGCGCAATGGCCTGCAGCTGCGGTGCTCGGCTGAAAAGTCCGCCGTCGCTGTCGCGCATCTGGCCCAAAGCAATGAATCCGACGCGGCGCTGATCGCCCGCCTTGGCCGATTGCATGACGCCGTCGCGACCGTAAAGGCCGGCACCTTGGTCTTCATGGCCTGCGGGGCTGGCGAAACACCCAGTGGTCAGCCGTTGGACCTATCCAACATCACCAGGCGCGACGGCGACAAGCACACCTGGGAAGCCGCCGAGCGCGGATCCTATTCCGGTGTGATTGCTGAATGGCAGGATCGCGCTGCCGGCCAGCGCAAGAAGGTCGTCGTCGGCGATGACGAGAACGCTAAGAAGCTGGCTCGCACCTATGCGTCCGAGGCGAACGCAAGGCGAGCTGCAGATGCAGAGTTCAAGCGGCTGAAACGCGGTGCAGCCAAGTTCTCGCTGACATTGGCAGCAGGACGTCCGGACATATTCCCCGAAAAAACAGTAAAGGTCGTCGGTTTCAAACCAGAAATCGATGGCACCGACTGGCTCGTCGTAGAGGCTCGCCACTCACTATCAAGTAACGGCCTGAGCACTTCTCTTCAGATGGAGCGCGGGGGCAACAGTGACAAATAAAAGCAATGCTAAAGCCCCCCGGCGTTGCCGTATAACCGACTGTGACTTATCGTCTTTTCAAGGATGGGGCGTCATCCGAGTGCACCATGTCTATTGCTCAAGATCGTGTCGTGACTGTTGAAGGCTCACGCGCTGGCCAACGCGCGAGAAGCGGTGGCCAACTCCGTCAGACCTGTCCTCATTGCGGTGAGGTCGCCACGGCGCGGACCACGCGGACGATCACACCACTCTTCAAAGAGATGCGCTTCCAATGCACAAACGTCGATGGCGACACGCCGTGCGGTCATACATTCGTCGCGTCGCTTGTAATCGAGCGCACGATCGTTCCCTCGGCCTGCCCGAACCCGAATATCAGGCTGCCTATCGCCCCGCCGCGAGCAAAGAGGCTCGCTGTTTAAATACATTGATGGTGCTGCCCATAGGCCAAGCTATTTCTTTGACGGGCTTTGCGCAGCGATTGCTATCATCGCTTGCCTGAGATGACGCAGCTGAATCGCTTCGTCGGGCCGCATTAACAGCTCATATGGCTCGACACCGAGCCATTCAGCCAGCTCATTTACGATATCGCGTTTGTAAGGTTGAACACCGTTACATACGTCCGATGCTTTGCGCCGACTCCAGCCTAAGTCATTGACCAAATCAGCTTGTCGCTTTCGCGCATGGGCCAACCACTCAGCTATGTGCCAGTCCGATTCCATAAACGAATATTGAGTGTTTCTCCGCTCCCCGTCTGCGCCATTAAGTGGAACAAGATAAGTTGACTCGGTGTTCCAATTAATGGAACAGTCTAAGCCATGAGACTTCGCGAGTGGCGGCAATCCAAACATCTCACCCTGCAGGCTTTGGCCTCGCGGGTGGGCTTGGCGTCCAAAGGGCGCATGAGCCGAATCGAGCGCGGCCGAGAACGTTGCCCGACCGACCTCGCGATCGCCATCGACCGCGCCACCAACGGCGCTGTCACGATCGCTGATGTCCGCCCGGACCTGCGGGACGTCCACATCACGAGGGAGCAGTGCTCTGCCTGATGGACAATCGGAACGGGCTCGGGTCATCCTCAGCGGCTCACTTTTGCGATGATTGTGGATGGCAAGCTTGCCTGTCAGCAGGCGCCTGCCTCGCTGCCGCATCCGTTGCCTGCGGGGTTAGCCCCGAAGATCTTGAACTGGATCTGTTGCGCCCGCGCTGCAGCGTCCGCCCCATGACCTCCGCTGAACTCTCGGCTTTGTCAGCCGAGTTAGCACGCGACTCCCATAAAGTCTGTTCCGCTCGGCACGATTGCGCGCCCTGTGGATCCAAAGTCGACGCACCGACCGCGTCGATGCCTGTCGGGACGGAGAACCCGCCCCAACCCCCGCTGTCCCGACAGGCCCCTCTTGTTTCCGGCATGATCTGATGCCCCCGCCTCCACCTATTAACGACGGCCTTCAAGGCCAGACCATCAAGCGTCAGCTTCGCCGCAAGGCGCTCGATCGCGAACGACGAGATCTCCCAGGGCGCTAAGCGCCCCTCCCCCGACAAGTCCGGGCTGGGTGATATCCATCCAATCAAAGCCAATGAGGGCGGAGACGCCCAGCCCATCGCGCTCTCCCATTCCGTGTGAACCCCCACGGTCATCGGCTCGCCTTTGTCCAACGCTCGGCACTAGCGCCAGAGCGACTGAGATCCTGCGCGCCGCACACCAAGGTTGTCATGCGGATTCTGACGACGAGAATCCGATGAATTCCCGCCAACACGCTTTCCTCGCCCGCGCCCTTCAAGATGCCTTGGGCGGCACCGATAAGTGCGTCGATCTTCTTGAAAAGACCCCATTCGCCATCAGTCGGACTAGCCTCTACGACTGCCGAGATCCTCAAAAGGGAAAGACGATGCCGGCAGGCGTCATCACGACCCTCGAGCTAATCGCGGGCAAGAATATCTATTCGGCAGCGTTGCTACAGACCCGCGCCGCCCCGACCGACGTCGAATGCGCCGTCAGTGAAGCTTGCGAAGCATCGGAGACGATGGCCCGAGTGCAAGCCATGATCCGTCGCGCCGGTGAAGATCGGATCTTCACCGAACACGAGAAGCGAGAAATCGAACCGCAGCTGCAGCGCGTCGAGTCGCTGCTAGTGGGTGTCCGCGCAGCCATGGATGCTGCGCAATGACCGCCGTAGCCGCACCGCTCCCTGGCAGCGCAGTCCGCCGCGAACCCGAATACCGCCGCACATACCAGCGCGTCCGTCGTGAAAGCCGTTGGGCTGGCCAAGAACGCTGGCAATCCATCAGCGTCCAGCACGGCAAGGACATGGTTCTGGCCCTACAGGTCTATCGCGAGAAGCTTCGCCAACCTGGGCAGCGCTGGGGATCCGCTGGGACGATCAGTGCCGGCGCAGTCGATCTGTATCGCCTGATGGTGAACATGGCCATTCGTGGTCGTGGTCGCCTCGAACCTTCGGTCGCGTGGCTGGCAGAAAGGCTGAACGTTCCGGCCAAGGTTATCCATAGCTGGAAGAACCAGCTGCACGACCACGGCTTCCTGAACTGGCAGCGCCGATATGTTGAAGCTGGGTTGAAGGGCATTCGCGGACCGCAGGTCAAACAGATCTCGAACGCCTACTATCTCAAGACGCCGACCAAGGCTTGGGATGCCATTTCCAAGATCATCCGCAGAAGGCCTCAAGCGGCCCGTACAGCGGCATCAGGCACGGCGGCCCCCGCACCCCTAACAGCCAAGGTGCAGCGCCTGGAGGCCGACCGGAAGGCCGGCAAGGCCCGTTACCTCGATGCCCTCGACACCCTCGGCGTTCATGTCGCCCTGGACTCGGCTCAAAACGACCCGTCGAAGCTGGAAGGAACGTGAATCACCTGAGGGGTCAGAATCCCGCCTGATATCTATCAAATAGGGCCTCGCTAGTCGCGAGACGGCTCTATTCAGTAGATAAAAGGCGTCTCGCTAGCCGCGAGACAGCATAAATGCCGGATCGATGAAGCAGATCGCGGCACAGAATACAGAAACCGCAGGGCGGACAGGCTCCGCCTGCCCTCAATTGCCTACCGGCTGCCGCGCTATGCACGGCGGCCATTGCTGTATGAAGCCAATGGTCTTGGCTCGGCGAAGGACGAGGGGTTTCGATTTTTGAGACAAAGCTGCAGCCGTTCGTTTCGCTGAACGGTTGCAGCGCCTGCATTAGACGGGACGGGCCATAAGGTCCGTTCCGGCTAAGGGAGACGTAGATGAGGCGCGGGCGGGCGGGCTGGGACGTTCGCCCCAACCCCTACGTCAAAGCATGACTACTTCAGGCGCACCTTATTTTTTCGACCTTCGACAGCGATGTGCCAAGTCTCGGGATCGAACCGGTCCGCCGCTACTTCAAAGACTGAAGAACCTTGGGTCGTGATGCCTGGATTCAGATCGCTAAATATCTTCGAGTTGTCGTCGGTCTCTGTCCCATATGCGGCAGACTTAGCAATATCCGACGAGTAGCGAACGCCCGCAGCATCCACGAGTTCAATCTTCGGCGAATAGAATTTCAGAGGTTCATTACCGACATTTGAAATGTCGTACTTCACCACGATGAGCACTCCGCCTTGGCTAGCCCGCTCTTCAAGGTATTGAGTTCCTACCTGGCTGCGCTGCTCGACCGACGTAACCGTGATTTGTGCATCTCGATTGCGAATGGGTGTTCCGATTGGAACTCCCTCGGCAGGTGCTGCCTGAGCGGGCGTTTCGACCGCCGATGACGTCTCCAAATCGGCTGAGGGAGCGATACCGTCAATTTCTGGAGCAAGGGCACCACCCACAATGCATGAGCCTAAGCTTAGCAGAAGCGCAACCCCAGCTGCCTTCTTCGTCGCCAGCTTCAGCTTCGGTAGCGGCCTGAAGAATGAAATCACGGCTAGAAGGAACAGCATAACGCCGATCAATATGAAGATAGTGGACATAGAATTTCCCAAGTGGTTACAGCCGCAACGGCTGCGATCAGGGATATTAGCGAACAACGTTAGCTAAGCCATAAACTTGATGTTCTGATATTTGGAACAAATATAGTTTGACGCTTGTTCCAGTTTATGGAACGCTCTCCTTCACGTTGAAAGGGGGAGCCGATGCTCAAACCTGTTGTTTCTGACAAGCCAAGCTGGACCATCGCTCAGCTAACTGAACTCAAAGACCTGCATATTTCTTTTCGTGGTGATCTCACGGAGGTCGCCGCAGCGGTGGGAAGACCCCGCAAAGATTGCGACGTTGCGATTTTTGCCCTCATCGGTCGCCCGATAAGGGAGGCGTTCATTGCGCTGTCTCGCCCTAAGCCGAGGCTTGTAGCGTGAGCTGCATTCTAGACAGGCAAAAGCTGACCGCCGAGGTCCAAGATGCGGTCGCGAAGGTAGTGATTGTCTCGATCCTTCCGATTCTCAGCATGTGTTCCGACACGATCCGCGCCAACGACGGCATGGGTGGCGGCAAGGCCATCGGCTTCATGACCGGCCTCGCCTTCCATCAGCGCGAAGAAGCCGAGATCGATACCAACGAGTTCCTGCACGGCCTCGGCCAAGCCTTCGGCGAACGCATGCGCATCGAGCGCGGCGACATCGAGTCCGCTGAGACTGCGCTCGACTACTTCCTGGAAGGGCTAGAGCGAGGCTTCGGACAACCCGTCACCGACAAAGCGCCAGCATCAGAGGTGCCAGCGTGACCGGCCATCCGATCCCGAACGACCCGCAGCCGGACGCATCCTTCGATAGCCCGGACGTCATGGCCGCTGCCGCGCAAGGCCGCCTTCGCACCATCATCGAGCGGATTGAAAAGCTCGAGGAAGAGAAGAAGGCGATCATGGAGGACATCAAGGAGGTGTTCGCCGAGGCAAAGGGCGAAGGCTTCGACGTCAAGGTTCTCCGCAAAGTCGTCCGTATCCGCAAACAGGACAAGGCCAAGCGCCAGGAGGAAGAGGCCATTCTTGATCTCTACCTGTCTGCGCTGGGCGAGGTGTGATCATGACCAAGTCCAAAATCATCGCAGACCCTGCACTGTACGGCGTTCCTCAAACGCCCGTCCGCATCCTTCCCCGCCGTGTAAACCGCCCGCGCCCATGGCTCCTGCTGGCACCGGGGATCGCCCTCGCGATCGCTGCCGCTTGGCTGGACGGCTACATCGAACGCCCGCTGATGCTGGCGATCATGGTCCCTGCCGCCATCTTTATAGCGCCGGTCTACAGCCATCGGATCAGCCTCTACCTAGTCTATGCCTGCATCATCGGTGCTTACTCCTATGCGACCCACCTGTTCGGGGTCTGCTGCTGATGGCCGACAAACTGGACACCGAGATCGGCCTTCGCCTTCGCAGGGCGCGCATTGCGCAGAACCTCACGCAAAAGGAGATCGCCGAGGCACTCAAGATCTCGCCGCAAGCGTATCAAAAGTACGAAACGGGCGCGGTGCGTCTGTCGCTGGCCACCCTAGCCAAGCTGCAGAACATTCTAGTCCTGCCCCTTGGCGGGCTGCTTCCGACGCTTCGCGCCGATGGGTCTGCAATCGACAGTCCCGAGGCCGCTATAGGCAGCAGCATCACTGGCGTCCGCTTGGCTAAAGCGTTCAGCCGCCTCACGACCGAACAGCAGCGAACGCTCCTCGACGTCGCCCATGCAATGCGTCCTGAACCATCAGCCGCGGCATGACCGGATTCTGCGCTCTGCGAGAGCCACACTGCCCGCTCGAACGGGCAGCGGCCGATATGTTCCGCATCCTTCAGAATCTGGTCGAGAGCCACCCGGAAGAACTGCCGGCTCTCAGTCGGCAGGCCGATCACGATCTTCGCGAAGCCCGCGCGACCGTGGAACGCCTCAAAGACCAGCTGCTGACCCACACCCATCAACTCGACCAATTCACAGAGGGGGAAACCTATGCAAACTGAAACGACTATCCAGCCGATCCGCTCGACCGCTGCGGCAAAGCCTAACCGCCGCAAAGCCGCGCAGGAGCGTAACCGAACTGCCGTGATCGACGCCGCGAAGGCCCTGTTCGAGCGCGACGGCTACGAAGCCGCCACGATCCGTCAAATCGCGCAGGCGGCGAAACTGTCGACGGGCGCAGTCTTCAGTAACTTTGCCGACAAGGCCGAACTCTACGAAAAGATCGTTGGTCATGCCCCGATCACTGCGGAGCAAGGCAAGCAAATGGCCGCCGCCCTCATTCGTGCCGAAGCGTTCGTTGCTAGCTTCGAAGGCGACCCGCTTCAGCACGGCATCGATAAGCTGCTCGCCGAAATGCGCGTCGCCATCGCCTGCATCGCTGCCGCGCCCGAACAGCCAGAGATTCTCCAGGTCGCCGCCTAATGCCGATGTACGACAACCCGATCACCGCCGATCGGCACCCGCGCTTGGTCGTTTGGGCGCAGTGGTTTCTCGCCGCCGGCTACTCCCTCACCCACGTCGCCGACCTGTTCGACTGCGACGCTCACGATCTCAAGATGGCGGTGCCTCATGACTGAAGTGAAGAAAAAGCCAAAGGAAGGCTTTGTCGATCGGATCTCGGATCGATTGGCCGATGGTCGATACCTGGTCGTCGTGCGCGTCGGGTCGAAAACGATGGGGGCATACACCACGTCGCCCCCGAAGGCTGGTGCGACTGTTCCAATTGAACGCGGGCAGCCGGTCCTATGACTCGCTTCGGTGTCGCGGTCGACCGCACCGCTTGGCTGCTCGGCCTTGCCATCTATCCAGCAGGCCGCACCGCCTCCCTTCACATCGGATACCTCTATCTAGAGGTGCAGATCGCAGGAAGAAAAAGATGCCCGTGATCCAGATGCAAGAAGCCATCGCCGATCGCGCCTGTGCAGCGATCGACAATCTTCGCGCCCTAGAACTACAGGCAGGGCTAAAGCTCTCGCCTGCAGCCGCCTGGGTGGTAGCCATGATGGAAGCCGACCGCGCTGGCGTGTCCACCGATGAGATCCACCACGAAAGCCACACCGAGCGTCATCCGTTCTTCAGAAAAACCGACCTGATGAAGAGCATAGTCGCGCAGATCCATGAGCGGATCGGCGGCGATTCAACACTTACCGAAAGCGGCGTCATACGCCTAACCCCCCTCGGGCGCCTGCGCGTCCGACTTGCCATGGGAGAACGCTTCCAATGACTGCCGCTACGAAAACCCGCCGAAGCCTGACTTCACTAGTCCAACGCGCAATCCAGTCGGGTAATCACCGGGTCGACATCGCGCCGGACGGTATGGTCACCATCTTGCCTTTGAACGTTTCTGCTGCGCAGGCTGATCAGATTGCGCTCGATGCAGAGATCTCAGAGCTTATCAACAATGGCCATGGTCCCCGTTAAAGGTATCCAGATCATCAAGTCTCGCGGGAAGACGTACGTCTATGCGTGGCGTCGCGGTCCTCGCTTGATGCACCCTATCGGGACGCCAGAATTCTTTCGTGAACTGGCCGAAGTGACTGCTGCTCACACGGCACCCGATCACAAGAAGATGCAGAGCTTAGTCGCCGGCTATAAGGCGTCAGACGACTGGCTGAAGCTGGCTGACAAGACGCGTAGGAACTGGATCCCGTTCCTAAACAGCGTGTCTGAAACCTTCGGGACCACTAGCATCGGAGCGTTCGATCGCCCGCTGATCCGTGTGGCGATCCGAAAATGGCGCGACCAGTTCAAGCACTCGCCGCGTCAAGCGGACATGGCCCTGCAGGTGCTATCTCGCATTCTATCATTCGGCGTTGCCGAAGGAAGGCTCCAGGCGAACGCCTGTAAGGGGATCCCGCGCCTCTATTCTAACAACCGCGCCCACTTCATTTGGACAGACGCGCAAATCGCCGCGATCGAGAACTTCGCGTCCGAAGAGATAATGTGGGCTGTGAAGCTGGGCGCGCTCACTGGACTGCGCAAATCAGATCTGCTGCGGCTGTCGTGGTCACACGTCCAGCAATATTCCATCGAGGCCCGCACCGGTAAGAGCGGCTACCAAAAGACAGCTGTGATCCCGCTCTATCGTGAACTGAAGGAACTGCTGGACACCATTCCGAAGCGCGCAACGACGGTTCTAACCAACACTGAAGGCAAACCGTGGAAGACGGGCTTTGATGCCTCTTTCCGTCCCGCCAAGCTGAAGGCCGGCATCGATCTCCACTTCCACGACCTGCGCGGCACCGCAGCGACACGGATGTACATGGCCGGCCTAACCGTTCGCGAAATTGCCCAGATGTTCACCTGGGGAGAAGACAAGGTCGAGCGGCTGATCGACACCTACGTCAAGAAAGACGAGATCATGATCGACCGCATCCGCCGCATCGATGCGCTCGAAACGAGAACAAAATCTGCAAAACATTCTGCAAAACATTAG